CTCCGAAATGCACATTTTCTTCGATTTCACACCTTTCCAGGACAACGGTAGTACACCGACCCATTTACAGACGCTACTTATTGGAACTGGTGTTTCCCGCGGTTCTTCAACTTCTAGAAGTTGCGGATTGTCACTCTTTGAAGAACTCCAAGGAACCCAGTCACGTTTCACCCTTGCCACACCACCTTCAACTTCGAAGACGTACTTATTGAAACCCCTCACTTTACGGTGAACCTTTTGCGTTAATTCCGCAGCACTGCGTCGGACCGCCGTCGTTGCGTATCTCCACATCGTCAAAGGATCCCTATTCTGCTTAAGCTTATCTCTAAGTGATTTACCCATATTTAACATAGAGCGATTTATGTCTAGTTTGGTGTCCGCAAAGCTATCACGCTTAGTAGCCCAAAGTTCCACGAACCTCCTCGTCGTTGCAACCATTCTATGGGGAGGAACTAGATTTAGGTAAAAACATATTTCTGACGGTTAAAAGTTTTGCTCAACACCTCTTGATATAGACCTTTCTTTCACTTCACCATTATATCTTTGATTAATTTATTTTGTTCTGAGTCATCTAGATCCTTATTCTCAGAAATCTCAATAACTTCACCTAGTAAAGAGAAAGGCAGATGTTGAGTTGTTAGTGTGTGTATAAATACCACGTCATCGGCTAGTGGCACCGCTAATCTTTCAGCAGTATCTTTACGTATAGCCTGACACGCTAACTTAAACTTATCCGCCTCTGCCTTGATCTGGTTACCTTCCTTCTCCTTCCACTCATCTACTGAACGAATCGACTTACGCACCTTCTCATACTGGTCAGTAGGCATCTCATCCTTAAGCCACTCAGGCATTTCACTCTTCATGGCTCATTGTGCTTTGACACCCGCTAATCAGCGTTGAAGCCGTAAAGATCTGTTACATCATAAAAGAACTTCTTCGATCGTCACCACTTGGGGCAACTCTCTTGCATAATCTTCGTAAAACCTATTTAATATGAATTGATCGCGTTCAGATGTGCTAGGAGTATTCGTAGCGTTTCGGTTAGCGGTGCTTGCGGAATATGTACGAACAGTAGTCCATACCGACCTTATACGTCTGAACTGAGCGTATAACACCGTCATTTGGTTTGTTTTGTGGTTTGTTTGCATATAATTAAAATCAAGAGGTTACGTCTCTCATGCGAGTAATAGCCGTATATCG